TATCATCTAATCCATAAGTTGTGTAATCTGTTGTTGCAGTACCTTCTACTGTTATTGATTGTACAGATGCTATTGGTGAAAATGGCAATACAAATCTATTATCTACACTTGCTAAATAAAATTTTCTTGTTTTAGCAACAATGTCTTTTGTTATATAATTTTCAATAACTAATCTTGCTTCAGTTATCATTCTTGCAATTATAGTATCATCTGCAGAAGTATCAACCCTCATATAATCTTTTGCATTTGCAGTTGTAACTATTTCTGAACCTGTTGTGGCAGTAATTTTTATTTGTGTATGAAATTGATTCAACTGATTACTCCTATATGCTTTCATATTTTGTTAATTTATTTAATACAAAGATAAAAAAAATGCACCATAATTATTTTACAGTGCATCTTGAAGAAAAGAATAAAGAAAGAAAAAACTATTTGAGGACTTTTAGTAGACCTCATTTAAAATCAAAGTTATTAAAAAATTTTGAATAAGCATTATTTAAACTTAATCTAACTGCTAACCTTTTACCATCATTTTTAAAAATGAAAAAACCTTCATATTTTTCAACCCAAATTGCAAAATAATCTACATCTTTTTTTTTGTAACTATGTTTCCATTGTATATGAACAGTTTTTCTGTTTTTTTGATAATCTTGAGTTGTTGATTTAATTTGAATACGATACATATTCTTTCCTGTATCTGCTACACAATCATAAAAAGAAGTATGGACTAGAGGATAAGAAACTTTTATATCTCTTTTAAGACATTCAATACCGAACTTATATTCAGCAATACAACCTTTCGAATTGCTATCCACGAAAATAAAGTTACAAAAAAAGTGGCTAACCGAAATTAACCACTTAATTAACTAAACTAATTAAAAATTAAATAAATGAAAAAATACTTACTCACGAGATGTTATCTCAATGAGTTTGTCTTTTATTTGAATTAATCTACCTAATATAAAAGCATAATCATCAGATGTTAATTTATCTTTATGTTCTCTTAAAACATTATTTACAGGTTCTATTAATTTTGATATTTGTGCCATTATCTTATTAACCAAAATAAAAAGTTAATTCCTAATGTTACCCAAAATGTAAATTTTCCTAATCCCCAACAAAAATATTTTAATATTCTTTTTTGTAATATTTTATCTACTGGCATTTTTATATCTTGTTGTGTTGCTTTATATGTTGTTTTCATTATACGGAAAATATTTCAGATATCAAATATAAAACACAAAACATTCCAATTCCAATTATTGTATATGCTATAAATATTAATGCTTCTTTAATTTGTTCTTTGTTCATAATTTCTAATTTTTAAAAAGGAAAGGGGTTTTTCGTCTTTTCCGTTACCTAAACCCCTAACCTATATTGTTATTTATTTTTTTTAGTTAAGTGGGGGTGATTTTCATCCCCTTGATTGTTTAATTATGTATAAATTCTTTTGGATATTTTCTCATACATATTGGACCAATAGGAAATAACCCTTGTGATATTTCTCCATTATCAAATTTGTCATTATCATCACAACTGTAATCATTTGAAACCATTTCCCAATCAGTAGTCATATGTAAATAATGTTTTTCATTAGTTCTTCTACCACACACTACACAATTTGTACCATCATCGCCAAAAGTATTTATGTTTTGTTCGTAATCTTTTGATGTTATTAATTCAAGTTTTTTCATTTCTTTTGTTTTTAATTATAGTATAAATATACATCTTTTTTTTAATAAATAAAAATATTTTTAGTTTTTTTTAATTATTTTTTTATTTAAAGATTTTTTGTTATATTAGCATATGTTTAATTTAAAAAATAAAGAAATGACAAATACAATAAATAATAGAAAAGTAGATATTAGAACATCTGATATCTTTTTTAATTATGGTGCTCTTAACTATACAGAAGCATCTAAAAGCAAAACTTTAACTGATATAGAAAAATTAAGATGGTTATATGTAGATGCAGATAAATTTTTATATATAATAGATACACCTAATATAACTAGAGATGATTTAGTTAATGACTTTTTAGAAAGGTCATAAGTTATTTTGTAGTAGTAATAAAGAAAAAGGGGAATAGAATTAACTACTCCCCTTTTTTGATTGTATAAAACTCTAATTAATTATAGAGCTGCAACTACTGTAGCGAATGAACCTCTACATAGTGCATTTGGTAAATAAGTAGTCATTGCAAGTCTTTCTTGAACTCTAACTGTTACAAAGTTCTTTTGAACGTTGTCAGAATCTTGCTCAAAGAATTCAACACTTACATTCTCTCTCTGCCAAATTTGTGCAGCTTGTGAGAAATTACCTACGATAAATTCTCCTTCTGCCATTGCAGTTGAGATTCTAAATGGTACTCCCATAAATGTTGGTTGTAGTCCTTGATAAACTTGGTCTTTTAAATATCTACTATCACCATCTTTAAGTGCAAGAATCTTGTGAAAGTCTGTTGGGTGCATTAAAATCCCATCTGAAGTATAATTAGCTTTTGCAACTTGGTTAAGTGCAGTAATTAATACATCAATGTTTTGTGGGTTTGCAATAACACCATCAGCGAATCCTGAAGCAGCATTAGACCAAATAGTAGCAGAATTTCTTAATCCTTCTAAATTTGGTGCAGTACCATTTCCACCTAATAACTGGTCATCTTCAACTGCCATTAACTTGCTTGGCACTCTTGCCGAGATGTAAGAAGTTAATTGCTCTGTATCATCAAGCATTTGCTTTGATAATCTTAAATAAGTACCAATTAATTCTACATTAGCAGTAGAAGCAGTTAAGTTAAAGTCAGTTTGTCCTAGTGCATTACCTTCTGCAGTTGCAGCAGCACCTTGTGTATAAGCAGATTCTTTGATATATCTTATTGTGTCAGAGTTTGTAGTTCCAACAGGTACGATAGACCTAACGTGAACCTCATTGCTTGGGTCATACTTTATTCCAGGTACTCTTGTTGCTGCAATAACTTCACCAGTATAATCTGCACCAGTTGTCATATCAGCTTTTACTTCAAATGAAGCTGCTCTTGTTTGTCCTTTTTTAAGACCTTCAATAGCACCACCTTCGATAGCTTGTTTTAAAGCACCTTTAAAGTTTACTGGCTTACTTTCGATAGCATTTTTTTTAGCTGCCATTTCGATAGTATCCATTCTTTTTTGCATTTCATCATTCTTTGCAAGATATTCGTTAGATAAGTTAGAAATTTCACTTTTAAGTGATTCTTCAATCTCACCTTTCGCATTTTCTTGAGCCGAATTGAATGCTTTTTCAATTTTAGAATCAACTAAATCACCGATTTGGTCTAATTCTTTTTTTATATCGTCATTCATTTTATTACGAATTTAATTTATTAAACAAATATTTATAAATCTCATTATCGTTATTTTTTACTTCAATCGGCTCTGTGACTTCAATATCAGTCGGCAAAGTGATACTCTTTGAAAAAATTGATTTGAGTTTAATTAGTTCTGCTTCAATAGCATAACCTAAATTATCAGATATATTACCTTTGCGAATTAATTTCACCAAGTTATCATATCTCGATAATACTTTATCTACATCAACATTTCCTTTCACATCTAATATCATTGCTTCATCATTTGCTGCTAATGTAACTGCAGAGATTTCATATAATTTAACCTCTGTTAATTTTCTAAAACATTTATCACCTGAACAAGATTCTTTTTGTAATGGTAATATACCAACACTATTTTCGGTAATAACACCTGCTTTAATTAATTCTAAAACATCAGTTCCTAGTTGTGTTTTTGGAATAGATGCTTCAAACATTAAACCTTTTTCATCTTCATATAAATTTATCATTTTACCAAGTGGTTTGTCCATTTGATGTTGATAAAGATATTTTACCCTATCCCCATTTTCTTTAATAGTTTTAGTATATGCACCTTTTGAGATTATGTCACCATCAGAATCTATATTTCCAAAAATAGAACCATAGCCTTTTACAATTCCTGACTTTTCATCTATGTCCTTTAGTTCACCTATTGGACTTGTTTTATATATTATATTCATAGTACAAAGATAAT